CGTCAGTATTTCTGGCCGAATGTCACTAGAACCAAAGCAGACAGAGTATCGAATGCCACTCAGATACTTAATTATCCAGTACAAGGCTTCAGTGCAGACTTAGTTCAATTAGCTTGTATCAGGGCGTTTAGGCTGTTTAAGGAGAGAAAACTACAATCAAAACTGATACTTACGGTACACGACAGTTTGGTGTCCGATACACATCCTGATGAGGTGGATCAGGTCAGAGAAGTTCTTACAGAGGCCATGACTAAGGTCAGCGAAGAGTCAAAAGAGCGGTTTGGCTACTCCCTTGTTGTGCCACTCGACATAGAAATAAGTCGCGGTAAAAACTGGCTAGATCAGGAAGAATATGTTTGATTACCGCGCTTAACTAATGTATAATGTAAGTTCACTTTTGAGGAAATAAGTATGACTGACTTAGTACTGCAAGATAACAGCTTAACGATTGAAGAAATTAGCGCACAATTGGGTGCTGCCTCTACATCATCAGGGCCGTCAATCCCTGCCGTAGGGATGAATTATGATGGTGAAATGGGTCCAATGGGTGCGTTCTACCTGAAGACCGGCCAAGACCAAGTCTACGCCACAGAGAACGTAAGGTTCAGGGCATTTAGTAACCACATCCAGTATCAGCACTGGGGTGATGACGGTCTAGTAAACAAATCCTTGCTGGTGAAAAATCAGCGTGAGGAAGCCTTTGATCAATTGGGCGGTATCATGTGTGGGATGCCTACTTATGAACAGTCTATTCAAATGTCTCCTCAAGAGAAGGAGAAGTACAAGGACATTGACCGTTACCGTATTATTAGAGGTATAATTAATTATACAGGCAAGACATCGGATGGCCGTGAGGTCACTATCGAAAACCAGCCCTGCCTAATGTCTCTAAAGCGTAAGAACTACGGACCCTTCTACCATGATGTGATGAAGAAGATGCCCCGTGGCATGAACCTCTGGGACTTTGAAAACATTCTATCCAAAGACACGCAAACAAACTCATACGGTAAGAAGTACTACGTCATGCACTTTGCTCCGCAGTTCGGCAGTCCAATTCCAATGGATCAACTAACTTACGACAGTCTGGCTCATATCAGTGGTTTAATTACCGCTGAAAATAAGAGGATTGCGGAAGGTTATAAAGAGGCGTGTATGCAAGTAGGTGATGAGGCTGAAGCTGCTCGAATTATGGATAAGGTTAATCCCTTAGAAGCGGATTACCGCGTATAATGGGCATAGTCGAAGGCATGTCAAACGAGGTGTATCACTCCCAGAGTGGTATATCCTCAACCGCTGTTAAGACGGTGTACAAAAAGTCTCTTGCCCATTGGAAGGGCGAGAGGCGCAAGCAGACATCTGCTTTCTCTATGGGGTCTGCCGTTCATGCTCTCCTTCTAGAAGAAGATCGTGACCTAGTAATTAAAGGTCCAAAGACTAGGGCGTCTAAAGGCTTTAAAGAGCTTGAGGAGAATGCTGAAGATGATCAGGTGGTGCTTACTGAAGTAGAGTATCACGTAGCACACCGCATGGCGCAGGAAACCCTGAAGAATGAGACCTGCCTAACTGCTCTACGGCATCAAAACCGTAAGAATGAGGTCTCTATATTTGCTGAGTGTGAGCGTACCGGCTTGATGCTTAAAACAAGGCCAGACCTCTACATACCTACAGAGGGTACAGTCTATGATGTTAAGACTACTCAAGATGCAAGCCCTACAGGGTTCGCGCAGGAGTGCTGGAAGTACAGTTACGATATACAGGCAGCATTCTACTTATACGTGTGCAACTTAGCTGGTATCTTAGTAGAACGCTTTCATTTCCTTGCAGTGGAAAAGGCTGCTCCATACGCCAGCCACATGCACGTAGTTAGTCCAGAACTACTAGCGAATGCTACGGAGCGTATGCATAGGACACTGGCTGTAATTAAGGATGCTAGTGATAAGGAAGATTTTGGTACTGGGTGGGGCGAGTATACAGTCCTAGACCTCCCGAAGTGGCTATAACCCCACAGAGTGCCAAAGCGAAGGGCCGAAGACATCAGCAATGGGTAAGAGATAAAATTCTCGCTCTCTTTCCCAAAGCACTCCTCCCAGATGATGTCAGAAGCACTTCTTCAGGCGCTGGCGGCGAAGACGTACAACTTAGTCCTGCCGCCAGACGCCTGTTCCCATACTCAGTAGAGTGCAAGGCATATAAATCATTCGCAATCTACAAGGTGATGGACCAAGCGACAGAAAACTGTCCGAAGGGTGCGGAGCCAATCGCCATTATTAAAGCTGATCGCCAGAAACCTCTGGCTGTCATGGACGCAGAACACTTCTTTAAATTGATTGGGAAAAATAGTGCCAAAAGTAAATCTACCCGAAAATAGTATTCATGTAATGCTCACCCTTGATCCTGACAGTGGCAGCATGACCCTGTCATCGCAGGGCAACATCCCTGAAGACTTAGATCCTGAATACGTGAAAGCCATGATGGATATATCCAACGGCCTCTGCATGATTTTGGAGAACGGTGTCGAGTACCTAGCCACAACCGGATCCATTCTAACTGCACTAGAAGAAGAGATGAGCGAAGAGGTTGTCTTTGAACCGGATGATGAGCTTCTGGATGCCGTGTCGGATGCCAAGATTATAGATTTTAGCAAGAAGGTGCATTGATGAACGCTCGCAGTAAAAAAATGACCTACGAAGATCATCTACGTGAACCCATTGATCAAGATCCAATGCCCATAATGGATGTGGTACATAAGCCGCCTCACTACAATAATGCGGGCATAGAGTGCATCGACGCTATGGAAGCTATGGTAGAGGGCGCTGATGTAGAGCCTCACGCCGCCTACTGTTGGCAGAATGCTTTTAAATATCTGTGGAGATGGCCTTACAAGTCTAAGCCTCTGGAAGACCTCAAGAAAGCTCGATGGTATCTGAACCGGTTGATTGAGGAGCTTGAAGAATGATCACTCAGGAAGATATCGACGCAGTGGCTGAACTAGCAGAGCCACTATCACAAGCTGGCTTACATAATATGCCAGATGACTGGGATAAACACAGACATCCCTCTCCTCTGGAAATGGTCTCTGACTTCGCATCCAGAATGGAGCAGCCACTGGGCGAGAAGTGGAAGTTCAGCAAGAAGCTGGAAGATTTTCGCTGGGATATGATTCAGGAAGAGTATGGGGAAGCTTTTGATGAAAGCTGCAACGGCAATAACCCCGAAAACATGCTCAAGGAATTAGCTGACCTTGTCTACGTGATCTACGGATACGCAGCCACATACGGCTGGAACCTAGACAAGGCAGTTCGCCGTGTACACCGCTCCAATATGAGCAAGCTGGGCTTAGACGGCAAGCCCCTGAAAGGACCAGACGGCAAAGTGCAGAAGGGTCCAAATTATAAAAAACCAACGCTAACGGATCTTGTGGAGACCAATGATGAATAACCTACTACCAACCGACTACCAAACCTTCATAGCAACCAGTCGCTATGCTAGGTGGCTTGAAGAAGAAGGCCGAAGAGAGACATGGTCAGAGACCGTATCTCGCTACATGGATAATATTGTGCGCCCTAAAGTAGGTGCGGAGTTTAATTCATCAGAAATAGAACAGGCCATCCTAAGCCTAGAAGTCATGCCCAGTATGCGGTCAATGATGACGGCAGGGAAGGCGGCTAACCGCGATAATACGTGCATGTACAACTGTAGTTATCTAGCCGTAGATGATCCGAAGGCCTTCGATGAGGCTATGTTCATCCTGCTCTGTGGCACTGGGGTAGGGTTCTCTGTCGAGCGTCAATACATCAACAGTCTCCCAGAAATTCCACAACTCTACTACAGCGACACTATTGTCATGGTCAGGGATAGTAAGGAAGGCTGGGCCAAGGCTTTCAGACAAGTTCTTGCTCTCCTGTGGGCTGGTGAAATTCCTAAGTGGAATACGGAAAAGGTTAGACCGGCTGGTGCGCGACTAAAGACATTCGGGGGCAGGGCGTCTGGCCCAGCGCCGTTGGTCGATCTGTTTAACTTTGCAGTCACTACGTTTAAGAATGCTCAAGGTCGCAAGCTGTCTTCGATTGAGGCGCATGACCTGATGTGTAAAGTAGGCGAAGTAGTAGTCGTTGGCGGTGTACGCCGCTCCGCAATGATTTCCCTGAGCAATCTATCAGATGACCGTATGCGTCATGCTAAGTCCGGTAAGTGGTGGGAGAATGACCCACAACGTGCATTAGCAAACAACTCTGTGGCCTACTCAGAGAAGCCTGACAGCATGTCCTTCATGCGTGAGTGGACTGCCTTGGTAGAGAGCGGGTCAGGGGAGAGAGGCATCTTCAACCGGCAAGCTGCTATTAAACAAGCTGCTAAGAACGGACGCCGTGACCCTAATCGTGAGTGGGGTACTAATCCCTGTAGTGAGATAATTTTAGCTGGACCTAGAACTGATCCTAAGACTGGTAATCCCATTGCCGGTACAGGTGGACAATTTTGCAACCTCAGTGAAGTGGTTGTGCGGGCAACCGACACGATAGAGGACTTGGAGCGTAAGGTTAGGCTGGCTACCATTCTAGGAACCGTACAGGCCACCTACACTAAGTTCCCGTACCTTCGGAAGGTCTGGGAGAAGAATACTGCCGAAGAGCGTCTGCTTGGCGTCAGCCTGACAGGTATTATGGATAACCCTCTTATGACTACTGCTAACAAGGGTTTGGCTGAGACTTTAGAGCATCTAAAGCAGGTTGCAGTGGATACTAACAAGGAATGGGCTGATAGGCTTGGCATAGAGCAGTCGGCTGCTATAACTTGCGTTAAGCCAAGTGGAACGGTTTCTCAGCTAGTAGATAGTGCTAGTGGAATACATGCACGGCACTCTCCATATTACATCCGTACAGTAAGGGGCGATAATAAAGACCCTCTAACGCAGTTTATGATAGATCAAGGCATTCCCAATGAGCCAGAGGCGTTTAAGCCTGATCAAACGACTGTCTTTAGCTTTCCGGTGAAGTCGCCTGAAGGAGCGGTCTGCACCGCAGATATGACGGCTATTGAGCAGCTTGAAATGTGGCTGATGTACCAACGGCATTTTGCGGAACATAAACCAAGCGTAACTATCAACGTAAAGGCTGATGAGTGGTTTGAAGTAGGCGCATTTGTGTATGAGAATTTTGATGAGATGTCTGGCGTATCTTTCTTGCCGTATGATGATCATACTTATCAACAGGCTCCTTATCAAGAATGTGAGGTTTCAAAATACCAGATGCTGCTAGGTCAAATGCCTGAACGCATTGACTGGTCGAAGCTGGCAGACTACGAAAAAGAGGACACAACGGTCAGTATGCAGACGATGGCTTGTACTGGAGACAGTTGCGAACTAGTTGATATTTCAGCATAAATCCCAATAAAAAAGCCCTCAGATCGCTTGACCTGAGAGCGCATTTACACTAAAATGTATCTTGAATGAGGTTGAGATTGGTCCACCTTGTTCGTTGGTTGAGACCCCTGCTTTGGTTGGCGGGGGTCTCTTTCTATTCAGGGAAGTTTTTCCTAGTCTCAAAGTTAGGCATCACACCTAAAGCAGCTTCGGTCATGTCCTCACCAACAGCTATAGCTAAACTATTGAGTACTGGGTTACTATAATCTTGCTGGCCGTCTTCTTCTTCTCTGATACGGATTTGGTATCTACCGTCCAGCCGTGCTACCCGAAGAGCCGCTAAGGAAGCATCTCTGATAGCATCCCTAGATTGCCGCTTCCTAGTTATATCTACAAGATTAGCAAATTCTTTAGGGCTGGTAATAATGGTAGCCAAAACCTGTTTGTGGATTTCTTTTTCGAGGGCAATAATTTCCTCTACTCTAGCGGATGATAATCTACGCAGCATTGCAGCGGTTGGGTTCATGTAACCGGCTAGTACCAGAATACTGGTTGAGACAGCATCTCTAGTTTCTTCACCTATTCTAGTAAGTATCTCTGTATTAGAACCTACAGGAACATCCCTGAGTAGGGTTGGACCAGCATTGGCATATAAGACATTAAGAGCGTTGAATACACCTTCTCTAACTGACTCTGTGGCTGCGTCAGCGGCTCCATCTGGAAAGATGATGTCTAAGCTCTTCATTAAGCCTTTGGCAGAATCGGCGGTAAGCTTAACAATCTGGCTTGGCTGTATATTACGAAGCGGTGTGCCGTCAGGTTTAAAGCCGGTTATGCTTGATCCAAATACTTTCGAACCGACTGTATCTAAAGCAACTGACTGTAGGGCTTGTTGAGCAAGAAGCCGTTGGCTAGTGGGTAGCTTATCTATCTCAGCCATTAGTTCTATAGTGCCATTGCTATCGGGCTTAGTAATAATATCCGACAGGGCTTCTCTAGTATCTGTTCTAGCGGCCTTACCTACACCACCCGATCTGCGAGTTACTTTAGATAGAAGATCATTTAGAACAGAGCTTTCTGCGGCCTTCAGAGCTTGCTTGGCTTGAGTAATGCTCTCTTCAGCACCTAACAAGTCATCGCCTAGATCACGCCGCCTCTGGCCTATGTCTACAACCATCTGCGCTAATCTGTCTGCGCTCTGGTCATTACCGGCTGCGCGTAATTGTTTGATGGCAGGAGCAATTTGCTGATTGAGGTCTATCTCACTCATGCCTTTTGTAGCCAGTACAGATAGCTTCTCCATCATCCTAGCCATGATGAGATCACCCATAAGAGGGGTGGTCGGCCCTACGTTACCCATAGATTCATCGATGGCTTCGTATAGCTGAGTAAAGCCTGACCCGTCAGCTTCATCCATAGCCGTATTGACGTAGGATTCCATTGCACGGTTGGAGTCTACCACGCCTTGATCCCTAGAGGTTACTTGAGATGGATCTAGATTACGCTTAGAGCGTTGATCCGACAGTACAGACGTAAGAGCCTTAATCCGGTCATCATTACGCCACCGATTATCAAAGTCTTTGTATTTCTGGTCAGCTATTTCTGCAAGTTCTCTGGTCTCTCCCTGAGCGTAGCCTAATTGACCCAGATTACCGTCATCTTGCACTTTGGAAGAAATATGCTTTTTAATTTGACTGAATTTCTGAGCTAATTTTGGATTAGTTGCAGCGTAAGTGTCATACATACCGCTAAGAGTGGGCCGTAAATTATAAACGTCTTGAAAGCCTATGGTACTACCAATTCTCTCAAGAAACTCTGCCTTCTTTTCAGGTCTGATAAATACCTCACCACTGGTCTGCATAGTGAAAACACCATCAGGGCCATATAAAAAAGTACGGGTATCCTCAGTAACCATCTTCTTATTAGTAAGTGCTGTGTAGATTTTACCCAAGGCATCTCTGGCTTGATTGCCGCTGGAGTCAAAGACGTTTACGTTTTGAACTGCGTCCAGAACTTTATCAACTAAAGCTTCCGCAGCCGCAGGTCCAATAGGCGTATTGGGAATTGCTCTAAAGGCAGCTTCTACTCCATCTTTCTGAGCTTCAAAGACAGGGTATGCAGTACTTTGAGTCCAATTAGATAATGCCTGACGGTCATCACCGGTAAGCTGCATCTGAGTGAAGTCATCCATCAGGAGATCGATGGATTGGTCATCTGCTACTACATTATCGATGTTTGTTTTAATAGCATCTCTAGCAGCCTCAGCCTCATTAACGTCAGCGCCCAGAGCAGTCTTTTCTACTTCAATTTGCCGTGACAGATTACCTACAGTAGCGTCTGCGGCTTCATCTATATCACCGGCAACGCGGGAGTTAGCAAATTCAGAGAAGAAGTCTCCCATTTGATTGAGGACGGCATTATCTGTGCCAGCCACATCTGGATTACTTCTATTACTACGCATGATAGAAATCATACGCTGATACATATCCCCAGAAGCCTGTTGGATCATTTCTTCAAATTCGTCGGCTCCCATAGTATCTTGGAGATGCTGACGGGTTTCGCGCATATAGGCTTCAGATCCTGTCATAAGAGCCTGAGCGGTAGGTACTGGTATGTCCTTTTGAAAATCAGCAATCTTCAGGGTGACTACGGCATTACTGTTTAGTACCTTAGAAAGTACTTTTAAATTCCTTCCTACCTCAAGAGCATTCTTACCATCGATCATAGTTGGATCTAAAAACTCAGCTACCTTTAGGATTATGCCGTCTTGTACGGCGGCACTCATCCCATCGATGTCTCTGATAGTTGCCCCTGTAGAATATTTACCTGTTCGAGTTATAAAATTAAACAAGGGGGTCGCTACTGTAAGCAAGCCATCCATAGCACCGTTAAGAAGCAGACCATCTGTTAATACAGCTAAATCATTTGCAGTTTCGTCAGTTATATCTGCACCGGCGGTCTCTGCTATACTTTTAATACGATCCGCAGATACAACTAAACCGGAATCTCCTTCACTTACGGCCAGTGTTTCTAAAATAGAGCCAGATATTGTATTGGCAGTAACTGTACCTAAGCCACCTAGTTTTGCACCTCTATTAAGAGTTGCCCCAGCCTTAGCTAAACGTAAAGCTCCTTGAGCAGGTTTAGCCACAATACCCATAGGAAGAGCAAGCGTCCATAAGTCAGACATAAATTGTTCGCCGCCACTAAGCTGCATACTAGGGGTGTTTGCTGCAAAGCCGCGCTCCTCTTCGGAAACAGAGGGGTCGTATTCGCTGGTATCTGTGGTGAACTCATAATTATAAAGACCTACAGCGTCCTTAGCTAGACTTTTACTGCCTTCCTTAAAAATCCTAGACCAGAAATTACTGTCATAGGTTGGTATTAGGTAATCAGTGGCAACTAATTTAGAAGGATCGTCGGGATCAGGTTCATAAGCAGTATAAACTCTATCACCGTTATCTTGTAGAACTCCGGTCTGGTTGTATAGCTCCTGAGATTGCTTCTCCCATTGCTCTTTTGCCGCTGGAAGGTCTTGGATTGCTAACTGAGACTCGCTTAGTTCGTTATAGCCCGTCCAGAGGTTTGCTACGTCCTGAAACGCGGCAGTAGCTCTTGTAATAGGGCCAACTTTAGGTGGTTTACCGTATAGGTCTTGCTTAGACAGGCTGTCTGCTTCTGCAACAGCACTCTCTCGTACATTATTACGGGCATCTTCTGAAAACCTGTCGGACTCAGATCGCCAATCTTCCGCATTACCGCCAAGAAAGGTCTCTTTCTCTTCTGGAAATTCTAGGAAGTAATCATCCATAGCAGAGCTTTGGGGCGTTTCTGGAACAGTAGGAGAAGTTCCGTTGAGGGCATTCTGAATATCTTCTGGAGAGTATCCTAAAGCCTCCGCTTCTTCTGGAAACTGCTCATAATATTTTGCCTGAGCTTCAGTCAGTTCCATGCGTTACTCCTGTGCCGATAATAAGGGATCAAGGGCAGATTTAGCTTGTTGGATTTGTTCTGGAGTAGGGTCCGGTCCAAAGATCATCGTAGCTCGAATAAAGTAGAAGTTATTCAACAATTGTCCTTGTACAGCTTCAGACTGTTCCATTATGTAGTCCATTTTAATTTTATCTTGGTCCAACAATTGTTGATTATTCAGATAGGTATTTAAGCCCAAGCCATTATTGTTTTCAGTTTCGTCTGTTTGCTGGTCAGACGGCACTGGCGCGGTGCTGGAAAGCCACTGCATTACTTCAGGGGTATTGTTATTCAGGTGATCGTTGATACCAACTTGAAGCTGAGTTGCTTCAAATGCCTGTTTATAAACGGGGTTATTCATGGCAATGTTATGCTCACTGCTATTCTCTAATATCTCATCATAATCTTTAACCGCCTGAGTAATCATATTCTGGGTCTGAGTTTTTAGGTTGGCAGTATATGTGGGATAATCAGTGCCTACATTATTGATAGTAAGCGCATTCTTATAATCGAAGTTAGAAAGAGCCTGACCTGAGCTATCCAGAGCCAATTTAGCAAAGGAGAATGCGTGTCGAATATTAAGAGCATTCCACTGCGCCCATGCCGAAGCATTTTGTGCTAAAATAGACTTACTTTCTTCGTCCTCGGGTTGAAGATTTTGTAATTTCTGAGCCGCTTGTTTGGTAAATGCTTCAGCAAATTCGCTATCCGATAGACCTTCACCGCCTAAAGCATTAGCCAGCGCCTCCAGTTCTTCACCTACTTTCTTGACTAGAGATGAACCCTTGCCACCAATGAATGTCAGTATGTCTGGGTTGTTCTTAGCAAAAGTATCCAGTTGCAGAGCAGTCTGAGCCAGAGTGGTTGTATCGGTCTTCAATTGTGATAACGGCGCATTAAAGTCGGCGGTAGTTCTATTAGCCATATTCTGTGCGGCAGTAACTTCATCGCTGCGAGGGCCAAGTTCTACAATATCACTAGGACCATATGTCTTACCGTGTACTGCATCATAGAACTTACCGTTCTCCATTACAGCCAAATACAATTCAATAGGCTCTGCATTTGGTGTGTCAGGATTTGGCCTCAGAAATACAGTCTGCATTTTATCTGTAAGCTTTAAGTCATTAGAGGTGTCGCCTTCGGCAGCATTATAAGTAGCCTGTACCTGATCCAGTAACGATTTACGCTGGGCTAGAGCCAGTTTCTTTCGTAATTGATCTTCTGTTAAGCTTGAATCGTCAGGCCCAAAAGACGCTAATTCTGAGGTCACATTAGCCGTGAAGTCTGCAATGTTAGTCTTAGTTATAGTCTCCGTCATAAACTTCTGAGAAGCAGGATCTGCCAAAAGTTTATCGACTTCCGCTCGTAGAGTTGGATCAGCATTTGCTAATTTCTTTAACTCCTCTGTAGATTTATATGAGCCATCGTCATTCTTTAATGGGTCATCGTCAGGATTTTGATTAAACCGTGGCTCCTTCTTTATGGTTTCTAGAGCAGTAAGCAGGGCAGTCTTTTGCGTACCGGCGGGCATTGCATTGATCTGACTTTCCTTAGCACTTAAATCTGCTTTATTTTTTATACCCTTAAAGAACTCAGATACATCGGCAGGAACGTCTGTATATGGAGATAGTTCAATACCGCTTTTCTCTATTTCTACAGGTTCAAGGGAAGCATCATTCTCCCCTTCAGGGCCAAGAATAGCATCCATCTGCTTTTCCATGCCGCCCTGTGTAGTACCGCCCGATTCTCTTAAATCCTCAACAGTGTCACGAACTCTAGCTTTAGTCTCATTATCGCCTTTGGCTCCAGCATTCTTAAAAGCAGCTAATGTACTGCTTTGGGCAACATCCAGATCTACATCACTACGCCGTAGCAGCGGCCCCTGTAATTCAAGGCTCTCAGTTTCCTTAGTGAATTTAAGCTGACCGCTATCAATCATACTCTTAGTCAAAGTAGTTACATCGCCTACATCCCCGTCCATTAAACGGAGTTGCTGCTCAAAAAAGTTTATAGCGCCAGTGTTGTTGGCGTCCCCTGAGAAGTTTAAGTTCAACGCCTTAGCATTGCGCTGTATTTTTTTCTCTTTTAAATCGGCGGCATCTTGGGCAGCTTTTAAACGGCGCTCTTCAATACGGGCCTCTCTGCGCTTGTCTATTTCTTCTTGGCGCTGGACCTCTGCACCCTTACGAATGCCATATGCAACTTCATCAGCAAAAGCAGCAAAGGGATTGCTCTTCTTTTTGTATGAACCAGAGCTTATACCAGCCCTTACCTTAGCAGCCTCGCTCTTAAAGCTCATCTTCAGGCTCCTCTTCATCTACGCCGCCTAGCATGGCAGTTTGCTCTTCTTCAGGTGCTACAACCCCAGCTTCAGGCATAGCCATGAGACCTTCTGAGGGAGCTTCTGGTGCAGGTTCTTCGGGAATAACCTGCTCATCCTCATCCTCTTCATCAATGATGCCCATAGAGGCCTTGAGAAGCGTAGGTGTAATGACTACACGGTCCTTGTCCTCTACCCCCATCTCATATTTTACACCGGCATTCTTAGCCGATATTTCAATGTAACGGGCTACTGGACCTGCAATGAGAATAGCTAAGTCTATGCCTAGCTTACCCTTGCTGACTGCTTGTAGGAGTAATGTGGTGACGATGGTTGTAATGTGGGCGTCTATACCCAGCATAGCAAAAATCAGTTCTTTCTCTTCAGGCTCATCAATCTTATCGATCAAATAAGAGACAGCCTCATCATAGTCCACCGTATCTGGTGGCCGGTGCCACGCATAATTACGGGTGTCTGACATATAATTACCGCCCGGAATTGGAGCATTAAGCCTCATCTTCTAATTCCTCTTCTTTAGCCATTTTGCTATCAGTGGGTTCGTCTAGAAGCTCCTCTTCCATCTGATCAAAGAAGTCAGGAGTGTACAGAAGCCCGTCCTCAACTAATTCAGAGGTCTTCATTGGCATTGTACCTTTGACAAATACTTTAATTGATTTTTTGACTGCTTCATCAAACGTCATTTTTTATCACCTTATTTTCCAAACGGTAGTAAATCGGTTAGCCATTTAGACCCACTGGATGAGCCAAAGTAGGCTCCAGCAACAGAGCCACCTATTTTCAGCAATCCATCTAAGAAGCCACCGCCAGACTGTTGACCCGACTGAGCTTGCATCTGTGCCATAAGCAGCCGAAGCTCCCGCTCTAAGTCGTTGTCTGTAGTCTTCCAAATGTAGTCGAGGATGTTATCTGCGCTATCCCAGAGATTGTTTTGAGCCTCTGTAGTTAAGTCTAATGCTGCTTTAACGTCTGCCGTGTGAGCATCCACCATAGTCTGGTTATTAGTGGTCTCTACGGTCTGTCTCCACTTGGCATTCGATAAATCAATTTGATATTGCATTTCAGATAAAAACTGTTGCCGGTCATTCTTCATGTCAGCGTTAAACTGAGCGGCATCATTTATTTCGCCAGCATTAAACTTCTTTAGTGCATTCATCTCAGAAGTGTTGTGACGCTGAATATTTACTACCATTTCGGTGTAGAATTTATTCATGTCGTTAGTAGCTTCGGCATTGAACCTGCGAGCTACATTCTCTTCTTTAGTATTCTCCAGCATTGCCTGAACAAGAGCTTGCTTATTAATCATCTCAGCTTGCTGCTCATTAGTTAGGTTAGCTAAATCCATCTCCATAAATGCTTTAGCATTTTGTACCGCTGCCTGAGACCGTACATCTAAATTAGCCATCTCCAGTTTGGACAAGATATTAGCTTTGTTAATGATAGCTTCTTGCTTATTGTCCAAGTTCTTGGTGGTAAGTGTCTGGAAAAAAGTGGCTTCCTTTTCAGCTACCCCTAAAGTAGCTTCCATGATTGCATTAGACATAGCCGCTGTAGCAGCGGTTCCAGAGATACCACTGAAGCCAATGGATTTCATTACCTCTCTATGTTGAGCTTGCGCCCACGGCGGTATAATTGGCTCACCGTTTGGACCCTTGAACTCCGCAGCAATAGTCTTCATCTGCCATAGAATAGAGGTCTTGGCGTCTACAAACTCTTTACCTTCTTTACGAAGCTTATCCGCTAAAAGTTTACCGGCCACCGTAGTTGTATCAATTACTTTTGACAGGTCTACATTAGCCCAGTCATTAACGGATATACCAAGTTCATTTTTTGTGCCATCTGCATTTACGCCAGTAGCTGCGCCAGTCATATCAATAGCATATTTATCGGCATCGACTAAAGCATCGTCGCTTACTGTACCAGTTGCTGCGTCCATCATCTCGTTATCAGTGAGAGTGGTAGTGGCAGCATCATAGTTAGAAGCACCCGGATTATCTGCTAGACTAGGGTCTACTGTAGCAGCATCTCCGGTAGTAGTAGCCGTGTATCCATCATTGTCTCCAAGCCCATAATTAGGATTGTTAGGGTCTAAATTAGTTCCTTCAGAATCTGGATCTATCTTAGGCATAATGTCGGCAAGTACTAAGCCTCTATCTTCCAGAAACTTATTTGGGTCTGCAATAATAGCCTTCATATCTTCTTCGTTGGCTACAACGCCCGCCGCTACCGCCATGTCTTTTATAGCTTCGGCAGTAAGTCTTCCCTCAGAAACTTCCCCACTTTCGTTGGCATTATCTTCCGCATATTGAGCAATTTGTGCAGCGCCCTCGCTATCTCCACTGGCTTGAGCTTGCTGTTGATTAAACTGATATCCGGTCATTGTACCATTAGGGTCCAACTCACCGGAGTTATTTACCTTCATAGATAATTTATCAACCGGTACACCATCTTCATTTACCTTTACCTCGTACTGCATTCCAAGGAAATTATACGAATACTGCATACCCCCTTCACTGACGTAAACGCGCCTTCCATCGTAAACTCCAGCCTTAAATCCATCGACTTCTCTATCTTGATCTGCTTCAGCATCTAGCCCGTTTGCCCAACTAGCTAATCCACCAAATACTTTAGGCAGTGCCGTCATAGGATTTATAACTGCGCCAATAGCGTCCTTAACTCCTAGAGTTCCCTTCTCACCCTGTATTTTATTTATAGGATCTTTATCTGGATTAGTGTCGGTGTAAGTAGAACTATCCCCTGAGTTAGAACTGTTAGAGTCGTTCAACCCGTCATTTGCATGGCTATTACCGGTTACTGCATTGGATATGGATGCAATACCCGTTACGTTATTATTGGGATTATTATCATTATCATAAGTATCCCCGCTCATTCCGGGTCCACCGCCATCGAACATATCGCCAATGCTATCGTAGTTGCCAAAAATGCCCATCAGATATTACCCTTTTCTTTTTCACACGCACGAATGCGGTCACGAAGCTTTGCGTAGTCGGCTATAGCCGTTTGAATATTGCCGTCTGCACCTTCTAAGGTGTCTAACTCATCGGCTAATTCATTGTTAAATTCTGGCGTGTAGGTCTGAATAGGTGGACAATAAACTTCCAGCTTGGTTCTATAGACCGTTTCCGCGCAGCCGCTCAGTGAGACTGCGGCTATCAGTAATGCTATCTGCTTCATGCTCTGCCATTGCTTTATAAAAACCAGTCGCCTTTTCCTGCGCCTGTAGATCGTCCTTGAGGACTTTATTCTTTTCGTTAGCTGCCCCACGTACTCGCCCCATCACGTAAATAATGGGAAGAGCCAGTGCGAGAGCGCCTATAATGTAGGTCTTGATCTTGCCGAAGATGAACACTAATGAACGCCTTCTTTATTATCCTTCCAGCGAGCGTATGCAGCTAAGGCAATGCCTCCAATTGCACACAGTAGGAAGATGGTTTTCAGGCTGTCTGCGTAAGCAACCAACCCCTGTAATTGACCCGCTACCTCGTTCAAGCCAGTGGCTGCACCGGCTATACCTGCACCTACCATAGTCTTAGACTTAGTAAGCTTCTTAGGAGCCTCTGCGGTAGGTTTCTGTACCATCTGCGGGCCACCCTCATCAGATGGCAATTGAGCGTCACGACTAAAGATAGCTGCTTCCGCTGCACGGCGTCGAGTAAGTCCACGTAGAGGTGTTAGCTTGCCGTCTACCCGTGCCTTGTTCCAGCGATTAAGCTGCTCAGGTACATCGTCGTACATTCCTAAGTTCAGACGCTTTAGGGCTGTAGATGACTTAAAGTTACCACCTCCGACATTGAATACAAACGATACTAGGGCATCATACTGACCTTGGCTTAGAGGCACGTTGACTAGACGTTTAACTATCTTACCGTGTGCGTCTAAGTCATCTTTAAGATGCTGCTCTGCCTCGGCTATAGTGCAAGTCATTCCAGAGCGAATACCCTTAGTTTTCCCAAATCCAAGTGTCCAAACACCGGCTGGACAGCGATATGAGTGTACTAATCCATCGTCTTTTAGTTTGTGGAGACCTTCAAACTTTTTAACAAGATCTACGCAATCTTTTGATACTGTTACTGGATGCATATTATTACCTAGCAAACGTGTTTGGATTTATTGGCTGACTAACGGGAATTGTTCCTGCGAAAGGATTGGGTGGCCTTTCCATAACTGGTTTAGGCGTACCCGTAGTCGCAAACGGCGAAGCAAACCCTGTGCTAGGTACAGCCGCAGACATAGCAGGGGATAGGTTACCCATAGAGGCATTACCACCTTGCATAGTCTGTAGTTTACTCAAACTATCTAATGAACGATTGACATTAATTACCTTATTGCCAATCTGCTTACCTGTTACGTCAAAAGAACGAAGCAGTAGATTGCCTTGATTATCCATAGCACGGGAGATTGTATTCCCCTGCTCATCGATGCTGTTTTTAATAAGTTCCCCGTTATCGGAGAAAGCTGAACCAAGCTGGTTAAAGTCTTGGCGCATGTTCGTGTCTAGATCAGTTTGAGCCGCAGCAATCTTAGCTAGGTCACGGGCTTGTGCTACCTGACCACCATCTAAGTTCTGGAAGCCATTTGCCATAGCTTGTTGAACGTCAGTGACAGCGTTGTTGGTGGTAGTTTGGTTTTGCCCGACTTGCTGAGTTAAATCAGCCTGACCAGACATAAGCCCATCACCTACACCCTGAATCTGCCCTGTTAAATCACGCTGATAACTTTCTGCCTGTGTCAGCATTTCGTTGACGTTCATATTAACCTGATCAACTTGATTGCCTGACTGATCAAAACGAGTAGCAATGATATTGCCCTGATCATCCATCTGGCGGCTAATAGTATCTCCGTTTTCCGCAATGGAATTTTGGATTAGCTGACCGTTTTCATCAAAACTAGAAGACAAGGCTTCATATTGTTGCTGAGTATTTGCATCAATATTAGCACCTGTAGTAGTCATAATATCGCCAAGGTTACCAAGTCGGGTTGTGAGGTTTTCTTGTGAAGCCAGTGCATCAGTACCTGCCTGACTAAAGCCTCCTTCAACCGCAGTACCAAGGTTCTGGAACTCAGCACCAACGCCTGTGGCAACATCACCTAGTTGAGTACCTAAGTTAGATTGTCCTGTAGCAGTAGCTTGAGCATATGCCCCCAAGTCTTCACGTAGGCGATCTGTTTGGTTAGCCTGTGCTGTAGCCAGATCAGCCCGTGACTGTTGAGCCAGTTCCTGATCTTCGCCATATCGCTCTGTATAATTATCAAAGCTACTTACAAAGGTATCTTGGTTCTGTTGTAGGGCAGCTTGATTTTCCATAGATTGATTAGCGTAGGTATCCGCGGTAGAAGACATTGTATCTAAATTATCTTGTATCTGTCCTTGGCCGTCTAATACATTGGACTGCGTATTGGTAAGCTGGGTAGATGCATCTCCAAAGCCCTGAGCTAACGCCTCACCGGTATCACTAAATCCTGTGGTCATAGCTGTATTGGCAGCATCAAACTGAGCAGTACGATCAGCCTGTGCATCAGAAAATCCCTGCGCTTGGTCCGTAAATCCTTGATCTACCGCACCTTGAATGTTTGCCTGACCAGTATCTAGCGTATCAAACCGACCGCCCATGTCATTAAATCCACCAGTAACATCTGTTTGCAGATTACCGATAGAAGTGGCGTTGTTAGACAAAGCGGTAGCGTTATTGCCTACACCAGTATTGACAGTATTAAACTGGGTATTCATTCCCTGATTGTACTGATCCATTAGATCTTGGATATTGGTAAAACCCGCAGTAAGATTACTACCAACCCCTGCTACAGAAGTATCAATTCCATCAAAGCGAGTATCAAAGTTATCATAACGTGCTGTAGCATCGTCACGGGCATCAGTAATTTGACCGCTGATACCTACTTGGTTATCCGCTAAGGTCTGGTACTGATCGTCTCCAAGACCTGTGTTTGTTACGTTGGTATCACCGCCGCCGCCGCCCATATTAGAACTCCTTTATGTGAACTTTGTCTGGCTGTTTGAATCTACGCCAGTGGGCTGGAACTCTCTTGCCCAAGATTGATTGTGAGTGTTTCATCATGCCGCGCATGACTTTGGTTGTGTGACCATACGGAGCTATAAATTCTATTCCCCATAGCTGTAGGTCTGAAACTATATCCGGCCTCTTGTAGGTGGCCTCTTCTGGTATCCACCTCTCTGAAGTAAATCCCTCTGCCTCACCTTCGGTCAGCCATGCCCAAGAAACAAATCCTATAGGCTTCTCTTTATCGTAGAATAGTCTGGCCTTGTTATGAAGCAGGGGAAATACACAGTAGTGGTTAAATTCAACTAGCGTATAGAGCCTATGATCTGCGGATTGGTTAAACAAGAAAAGACTGTCTAGTACAGCTTTTTGTAGTAACATGTTGCAATCATTATAGCACTTAACTAGTTGGTATTACAAGCCCTTAAGCTGCTTCTTTTGTTTCTTCTAGGGAAGCAGTCAGCATATCTACGAATGCTTTCTTGCCTACCGCAAGTTGATCAAGATTGAACTGAGTAGTGCCAATCTTGCGGTCAAGATCAGCGACATGGTTTACCATAATCTTTTGCTGATCAGTAAGCTGATCCTCAGTGTATTCTTTGTCGTTAATGACAATGGTTTTTTTGTTTTCTGCCATTGCTTTTCTCCTAGTTAAATTAAAATTAAGCGGGTACGTCTGTAGGCCAAGGTACACCAGACGCATCCGCTGTCTTACGAGCAACTTGCGCCGTAACTTTACCCTGACGGTTCGTTTCGATACGGGCCTTGGCTTCGTCGGCTGTTTCTTCGCCTTCGATCAAGCTGTTGTAGACCCAGCCAAGCACTGTGGCTTCTGTTAGGTCAGCGTATGCTACAAAATCAGACGCCGTAGCATCGGGTTCTAGTCGCAATTTGCCACCCTCTACTGCACTGCATTCTGTGTGGGTATCGTCTTGTACACGACAGTCCCAATAGACGGTTTTTACGCCGCCTGTGGCATCGTCACGAACCATGTCGTTGACTTTCCATGTTGTTGTTTGAGCCATTGTTTGTTTCTCCTTTATGGCTGATTTATGCACCACTAGGGTGCGGTGTTAATAGACGGTGGACACAAACAGTCGCTCAGCACGGGGAGTAGAGTCGCCGCCTGCTTGTGAATACTTAACTGTCATCATTGGATGAACGTCAGAGCCATTCATTGTAATTGTGAGTTTGTTACCTTGACCTGCCGCTGTGGTACTTGTCCTTGCACCGACTACACTCGTAATTATGTTGCTATTATCGTAGGTATAAATAGTACGCTGATCACTGCTATTGTTGTAGCCGCCCGCATAAATTCGTGCCATACCTCTAGTTGTAGAGATTGTAATTTCCCAAGAATACGATTTCCAAGTTCCTGCGGCGTATTCAAGAACAAACTGGGAACCTGAACGACCTGTTCCTGAAAACCCGTAAACAGCTTCAATACTACCGCCGTGTTGAATACCGTAATGGCTTCCGTTGGAGATGTTACCACTCAACTCAGGGTCATGACTTGCACTTCCCTTTGAAATACCGCCGTGGACATACAAAGAAGTGGTGCCAACCCCTTGCCCTGCGATATGAACAGTATCGGTACCACCATCAACAAATAGTGCAGAAGTCCGATTATCACTCTCAACACGGAAGTCGATGGCTTTACTCTCATCGTTGAAAACTGTTGCACTACCTGCATTATAAGTGACATGGTGGATGGCATTGGTATCGTCATACGCACCATACATTTTACCGAGGCCAGCACCTATCGCCCAACGAGTTGTCGGGGAGTTTGTGCCTTTCAAATGCAAAACTGCATAGTTTGTACCCTCAATGGACACTTGCCGTGTGCTCGCCGCTGTCCCCCATGAGGTGTCAAATGGTGAAGAGTCACCAAAACCAACAGCATTAGTAGCCGCATCTACAAACAGCATATGGCTGTCTGCGACACTCTCAACCCGTAAGTCTTGATCCCTTCCTGCTTGGTTGAATACAGGGCCAGTTCTATAAAAATCCACCACCGCATCGCCATAATGCGCTATTTGAAGTGGCTGATTTGTGGCATTGTTTGCGTGAATAAATGCGGCATTCGCCACACTATCATTGAACTCTTGCCCTGCTTCTCCAACCATCCCAATTTTTAACTGTTGCGATGATGAGCCATCTTGGCCCATAGACAAATAAGGATTATCGTTTTCCCCTGAGTTATCAGTATCAGCTTGGATATGGATGCCTACATCACCCGTACCTGCTAAATTTAGCATATGTGCAGGGGTGTTTGTGTTTATGCCAATGCGGCCATTTGTACTATCAACATAGAACATATGGGTGGCGTTGTTTGTCTCGACACGGAAGTCATAATCGTGACTGTCTTGGTTCACGACCATTTCATCACTATAAAGATGCATTCCTCTGCTACCATTTGCATAAAGAAAAATGCCATCTTCTGCGCCAAGGCTTCCAATCCAACCACGAATGTTTCCGTTGTTGTAAAGCTCAATATTTGAACGATCATTGCCGCCAGTGCCGTTTCGGTTTACCCGAATAGGTGGGCTGTTTGCCGTAAAACTTGAGGACGATCCGGGGCTTAAATAAATGCCCTCATTGGATGCGTGGTTATGATTATCGGTTGTCGTTCCAAACGCAGTCGTGCCGTTTCCTGCGTTCATAAATATAGCATTAGCGTTGCTGTCGCTCTCGACGCGGAAGTCGAGGTCTACGCTGTCTTGGTTTACAATAATTTCAGAGTTTGTTTTAGTAAAAATCTGGCGGTCACTACCGCCTACTTTATTGTACCAAGCAAAACCTGTGTCATCAGATGCCGCAGAAACATCATATAAAATATGATTAATCTGCATACCAGATTGTTCTGAACCACCATTATCATTATATCTCCAGACTATACCGCCTGTAATATCATTTGCAGCGGGGCTTGAAGAATTGCCATAAAGGTAAATGTACGGGCCAGTGTTATTGTCAGCCTGTGTGCTTTCTAATTGTAAGGCGACAGAACTTCCTGACTGTTGCTTTATCTGCCCAGCAACATTTAACATACCGCCTAAGTCTGTAGATGTACCAATATTTACATGGTTAGCCCCCGCATCTACAAACAACATATTAGCGTTGCCGTCGCTCTCAACACGGAAGTCTGCATCTTCACCATCTTCGTTGAAGACGGCACCAGAATATGAGGTCATAAAGCCTGAGTTATTCAGGTTCAAAGCCAAGTTTAGCGTTGCACCAGAACCCGCCGTTGAGGGCTGTGTGTAAAAGTCCAGACCACCTTGATCTGCGTCACCATACTGACGAGAGGCGATTGCCGATAATTTACGCCCACCTGATTTTGAAAATACAATCGCAGAGTTAATATCATTTGTAACATTGTCTGCGCCATGAATTTGCAACGCTACACGACCATATGCGGTTTCGTTTGAATCTGTACTAAACGCAGAATTGACTGCGCTAAAAACTGGCGTACCAGTAAAAGTAGGAGAAGCCGTAGGAGCAGCGCCAACGACCTCTGCAACGGAAATCTGTCCGTCAGCTAACTCTGCGTTATCCGATATCAGGTTAGCGAGTGTTCTTGCCTTGCTCATTAGCTAGTCCTCTAAATTAGGGTGTTTCTAGGGCGGTTACTTTTGCCTCTAGGGTTTCAATCCGATCCATTGCCTCTTGCAGTGCCTTGACTGCTTTCATGTAGAGGATGGAGTATTTTACCGTTTTAGTGGTAGTTTCTAAAATAGTACCATCGGGATCAACATCGACAGTTTCACTTACTAATCCCGACATTCCTGACGCTTCCAAATCTTGTGCGATTACGCCCAGTTTATTTGGAGCATCTAAAGCATCTAACTTCAGGCTATATTTCTTCACTTGGATAGCTTTTATATCATCCCATTGAGATGCAGCATCAGATATATTTTCTTTAAGTTTAAGGTCTGAAGTAGCCCCATAGCTGTTGTTTACGTTTCTAACGTCACCATTACTCGCAACGTAAAACCTTACAGACGCACTGTCCATTGCGTATAAGAAGAAATTTGAGCCGTTAGTGGGGGCCGCATTTGGATATCTAATTTGGACGCCATAAGGACCTGAGTTGTGTTCACAATTAAATCTTGTATTCCATTGCCCTGAGGTGGCATTACGGATAAACCACATTGGGGAAGTAAGACCCCCGTGATAATACATTAAGGGGTCACCATCCCCATCAGCCAGCACGATGTTGTTGCTTGTGGTGCGGATGTCCAAGCCGCCTTGGTTGCCTGAGAAACCGCCAAGGATTGTGTTAGCATTTCCCGTTGTCATGGATTGACCGGAGCCTAGTGTGCCATTTCTAGCACCTACAAAAGTATTTCGGCTTCCTGTTGACTGATAGCCAGAGGCAAAACCTAAAAACGTATTGTTGTCTCCTCCTGTTAAGTTATACCCAGAGGTGCGACCAATACCCGTATTGTAGTCACCTGTAGTAACTCTCAACGCAGTTACACCAACGCCGACATTGCCAGTGCCGTTTTCTATTTCAATAGTGCCAGACAGGTAGAGGTCTTTGAAGCGGGCGGCTGAAAGCCCTAGATCAAGTTGAGCATCTCTGGCGCCGCCCGTAGATGTAGAGGGGAAAACGTAGTTGCCAACAGGGTTAAACGTGAGGTTTGCATCACCACTGCCGATATATATTCTTGTGCCGCTATTAACCCCAATACGCCCCACAGGTGCGCCGTCTTTGTAATAAAGGTGAATTGGGCCGTCTGATGCCATTCGGTTAAACACAGAAGCACTATTTGATGAGTTGCTAATCTGACCATCGGCACGAAGGTTTACCCCTGCATCACCACCAGAACCTGATGTGTAAACTGTTGTACTCGTAGTCCCCACCAGCAAGTTACCGCTCGCATCCAGGCGCATGGCAAGGCTGTTGTTTGGTTGAAAATCAAAAACGCCATTAGTTCCAGCCTCTGTGCGAAAATTAAAGTCTGGACTTCCCGCAGAAAACCACTCAATAGATGCTTTTGCTGCGCCATCTTGACGAAACTCAAGCACAGCCTCGCCTGTATCCGCTGCGTCGATTATTAAAGAAGCGTCGGCGTCACCAGCCCCCGTTGATTTTACCTCAATGGCTACATCACCAGAATGTTCCACAGTCAGCCCATCGCTGGTCAAAGTCCCAGTTACGTCTACACCTGTGCTAGTGGTGGCTAGTTTTTTAACATCGTTATAATACAAATCAACTGAACCATCAGCCGTTGCAACTAAACCAACTTCACCAGTGTATTTCCCTAAAACGACACTATCGCTTCGCATATACAAAGACCCAGTGCCAGCATCATCAATGAAACTATCAGTCCCACTATGGTAAATCTGTAGGTCAGACCCAGCGCCGAAGATGGCTTTGTTGTTGTCGCCGAAGGACAGGTCACCCGTCATGGTATCACCCGAAAGGTTCACATACCGTGCGTCTGATTGTGTCTGCGTCAGGTGATCTGCTAGAACAAACGTGCCGTAGCCTACGATCTCAACAATGTCGTTTACCGTGGTTCCACTTGCAAATACTACTGAGGTTC